TTGAACAGAAACAGTTGCAGGAACAATTGAATTAATTCTTGACCAGGCTCTTGATAGATCAGCTTTCAAATTAAAAACAAAGTTCATTTGGTTTATTCCCATAATACCAGTATCTTCTTCAGTATAAATAAATGGTGAAACAAGTACATTTTCTGTTATTTGAGCTTTGATCACAGCTTTACTTCCTGTCACTCCAGTAGAGTTTGCAAATGAAATATATGGAAATCCACCTCTTCCAACAGGGGATCCCAATGCTGAATCATATACTGATCCTAAAGGATTTCTAATAGATCCAAGTAATTCATTATATTCTTGTGATTGATCCATTTCATGTGGACTCAAACTCATATAACTATCTCTTAACTTAGAATTATTATGATATCTTAGAAGATATGGATAAACATCTGACGCTGACACTGATACATTATTGTTTTGAATTTGACAAGACATGGTTTCAATGATACTATTTAATGGGTAAGCTCTGAAAGCATCTGTATCAGTACCAACAACATTTGCAGTAGGATCAGCATCTGGTGCAATTGTTACAGTCAATTCAGCACTCAAGTATATTCTTCTATCAACACATGTTCTCATTGATGGCAAATTAATATTAAAATTGATATTAGATTGTGACCACGAAGTGCTTGGGAATTTTTGCCATGTTGATTGTGATCCACCATCATATACAGCTGCAAATTTTTTATCAGCATTTTTAAAATCTACAACTGGATCTACAATTCTAACAGGTTTAATTGGAGCTATAGTATTTGACATTATATAATATGTTTAGATAAAATTATTTTTCTATAATATCACTGGTCTTTTTTCTAAAATATAATTTTATATTTGCTGTTGATTTTGGTGGCAAATATATTGGATATATATTACCCTTTGTGTCAACCCAGAATACACTAAAATCTATTCTATATAAAGGAGAATTTGTTGTTAAACTTATCCACCTATATAGTGTTGGGAAATAATTTTGATCTTGTCTTGATACTGTATTCTCAAAAGTCACTAAGAAGTCTGTTAAAACACTTATTGATTTATTTGTTGAATCAAAACCTGATGCTATATTTTCTCTTAAAACAGGCATTGTTGTGACAAATTGTATTTTTTTAACAGATGATAGAGTTGGAACCATGACAAAATTTTGTGTTAAAGCCAAATATATTGGTGGTGTTGGAGTTGTTCCAGTAGATCCTGCTGGTGTTGCGAATCCATTTGGAACAAAATAATTTTCTGGTTGCACTGTTAAATTTAATTCAAAATCACAATTTTGATATGGTGGCGTTTTATAAAAAAGGGAACTTATACCATCAAATTTATTATAAAGTGGATCATTCAAAAATATCTTTATACCATCAGCTATATATGAATACTGGTAATATATTGTAAATAGCTGCGTTTGGTAATTAAATATAAATTTTGGTGGTGCTGTAGATGTTATACCACCTGATGGTATAAGAGCAAATGCTGCAGCTAAAGCTTTATTAACAATATATAGGAATTCATCAATAGCATAATATGAGTAATACAGGTAATATTTATATTGAACTTCATCAGTCATCAATGTATTTACTTGTGGGGTTGGAACTCCGAATTGTGTTGTTTCATGTATTACTCTTTTTTGATAATAAGTTGCACCATGTTTCAATGTCACAAACCATGTTGTATCATTTATTCCAGTCTGACCATTTTCTATTGGTATCAACATGAGAGGTGTTGAAGTCATCGGAATTGAAAATCTTGACACAGCCATGTCATAAAGATCGGGTCTATCTATTATCGGATCAGTTCTCTGTTCTGTGAATCTCAATGGATAACCCTCAGTAGAACCAGCAAAAAATGTTTCTCTATTATTTGAAACATTAATATCTAAATATATATTATTTGGTTGATTGCTCATTATAATATATATTAATAAAAAAAATTACATTTCCCTGGTTATATATGTTATAATCAAATCAGGATCTATTTTTTTATTTAAAAAAATCTCAGCAAATTCATATTCATTTAAATTTGACTTTATTAACCTGTAAACGCACCACCTACCACAAGTATTTGTTTTGTTTCCTTGTAATTTAAAATTATTATATCTAACTTCATAGTTAGATTTTAGCAATAATAAGGATAGAATTGGAAAATCTTGTCCTGATTCCTTTCTAAAATATGATGGTATATATTTTAATTCTCTATCAACCATATCACCATATGAGTCAAAAAATTGTATAGTTTTGTCGTCAAATTTCCATAGACATACAAAATGTCCATAATTTTCTTCAGTTAGATATAATATCACTAATTTTTTATATTTTCCAAGAGCTTCATCAATATTTTCATATTTATCCAATTCATCATATGATATTACTCTTACTTCATTATTTAATGCTTTCTTTATATCTTTTGTTGACATGCTTTTTTTCAACAATTTTTCCATTATATATATATATATTGTATATTTTAAATTATATAGGCACCTTTTTCATATACCAAAACCATTGGGGCTATTTGTCTTATAGCAAACCATCTACTAGATAAAGTTAAAGCTCTGTCTGTTTCTTGTTTACTCATACCAAGATATTTAGTTAGATAATATTTTGTTTGCATTTGTGGACCAGATTTAAATAAAACAGCCCACATGCTTTCTCTCAATATTGTCCTTGTAGAAAAACCATTACTGACATTATGACTTGTTATCAATGTCTCAATGTTATGTTGTCTACCATTTTGCAAACAGTCTTCTTTTAATTTATCAATAGCCATTTTAATTTTCTTATCTCCTACAGCATCAACATCATCAAAAATAACCATGCATTCTTTAAATGTTTCATAACAATTTATTGGATCCCTGACTAATTCATCATTTATCTCTATTCTAATTAAATTCTTTATATCATCTAATGCCGGATCAGAATCCTTTTGACTAAATAATATTATTTTTCTTTTTGGATATAATTTTTGATACATACCTACATAATTTTTTATAAATGTGCTTTTACCAGATCCTGATACTCCTGATATATATAGTGTTTGTCTTTCCATATCTGGATTTGGTATCATTTGAAGCATTCCATCTGATAAATAGATTTCTTTACCTTTTTTACTATCTTTAATTCTTTTTGAATTCAAGTATAATTCTTGAGTTTCTATATCTGATGGTATGATATTTTTGTCTAGATGATCCATCACTGATTTGATTCTTGCTACGTTTACACGATTTTTTCCTTTCATTTTACTGAATAATAATTCATTTAATATTTCATTATCAAAATCTACAGTGGTTTCTACTTCATTTTTATCATCAACATATAATATCTCACCATCATATCTACCTCCTATCACTTTGGCTAATGGTATACCCTTAGAAAAATTTAAAGACATATATAATATATATATATTTTTTATTTTTATAAAAAAACATTATCTTTTTGTGATATCATTTATAATATCATCATTTGAAGGAACATTTATTCTTTTCAATAATTTTTTATCTATTTTTTTAGATTTTTTAATCTCTATATCTTTTGTTTCCATTATATATGTATCAATTTTCAGAATTGGGTTCTGATCAATATAATTTACTGGTATATGACGTACCAAATACATTAATTTATTTGGCATATAATTACGTTTCATTGGATTCAATCCTGTAGCATCAAAGAATTCTATTGTATGTTTATTTATTATTTTTTTAAAATTATATGATATTAATAATAATTTTTCCATTTTTTTCATTTTATTTGTTTCTTTATATGCATCATCTATTAATTCATTTAATCTTATTATTTCTTCTCTTTCTATCTCCAATACTTTTGCTAATCTTAGTTTGATACTATCTATATGTTTATTTATGCTTGCCATTGGAGGAGTTTTAGTTATATTTAATAAGACAATATCTGAATCAATTTCTGATTTTATTTGATATAATAGAGATATATTTCCTCCAACAAATGGTATAACTATTCTCAACATATTATTATCATGTCTAAGTCTAGCTAATGCATATAATCTTTTTGCTGCTTTGAAAGGTGAATAATGGTAGTTAGAATATAATAATTTTTCTATTTCTTTTTCAAGTCCTGTATCTTGAAATGAATAGAGCTCACTCTTAACAATTGGAAATTTTTTATTTATTGTGTAATATTTACCGTTGACTTCAAATGCCAATATTATAAAATTTGTTATTTCTATGAATTTACCATCATAATATGCTATCATATCTATTTTTGTTGGGGTACTCAATTTTAAGGCATCTTTTAATGCTATGTATCTATTTGCTGATACCTGCTTATAACCTTTAAGTATTTCCTCACCTGACCATCTTAATATTAATCTTTCTCTAAAAGTATTGTAGATAATATCATAATCATCTGAATTTAGATCTCTGTTTCTAATTTTACATATCAATTCTATCCTTGTGAATTCAATATCATCAAATAAGCCTTCTTCATACATCTTTTTAGATATTATATACAAATCATCATTGATATAATACACTCCATCCCTGAGTTCACCAATATCTATGTTATATCTAACATCAATACCAGCTTTAATCTCAGTTATGTAGTGAGTTTTAGTATTAATAATATTTTTTACAATTTTTTGAAGTTTTCTTTGAAAGCTTGAAATAAATGATTCAAAAGTTCCATCACCTGTAAAATCTTGTATACCGTCTACATCAGCTCCATACTTCTGAAATCTATAATTTGCCGATCCAAATATTTCTATTAAATTACTTCTAGGAATATCCTTTCTTGACAGTGGTTTATCAGTTTTTTTACCACTAAATGATAACAACTTAAGTTCTTTTAAAAGAGAAACAGGAAATGATGATAATGGCATTGTTTCTATGTAAGGATTTAGTTTTATATTTGCTTCCATATAATATTATAGAATAAAAAAATTAGAGATAATCATGAAAATCAAATCTATCTACTTCATCAAAATCATATATCATATTTCCTCCTTTCATACCTTTACGTGACGCTTTATATTTTCTTAATCTTTCTTCATTTTTCTTTATCATTCTTGCTACATTATCTCGAACTTTTGTTCCGACTCTATGGGTTTTCAATCTTTCAACTAACTTAGCTAATTTTTCTTCTAATTTTCTAATTTGAGCTGGAGTAGCCATTTTTTTTACTGCTTTTTTGGCTGCTTTCTTGGCTGGTTTCTTGGCTTTTTGTTTTCTTTTCTCAACCAATCTCTTATAATATGCTTCAAAACCAACATAGTTACCTTTTCTCATTTTCCAATTTTCTTTCAAAACCTTTTTTGTTAATCTTTGAGCAGCACCTCCAAATTCATCATCATCATAGAGAAAATCTAATTCTCCACCAATTCTAGCACCTCCAACAAGTCCTGATCCCATGTAATCCATATTTTCTATATTATTATCCTCAGATAATAATTTTTTTAGATTAATATTATTATATCTGTCCTGTTTAATTAAATTTAAATCATTTTTATAAATTTTATTATCTTGACCCACATACATATCTGGTGCATATCTATTACCTTTTTTATATGCATATCTAGAAAAATCTTCATTACGCAGATCTAATTGTTCTTCCCTCAATCTCATTAATAATTCAGGATCTAAATTCATTGTAGTTGTTTATATATAAAGCTTTGAAAAAAAATATATTATTATAATATATATGAAATATTACATATTTTTGGATAATTATAAGACAAATTACTCATCGATGCTTGATAGTTTTACAGACAAATATAATTCATTATTTTATGTTGATTCATGGATTCAAAATTTTTTGGAATTGCATCAAGGTAATCTTGACATAAATTCTAAAATTTTTAAAAATAAACATGACTTTAAAAATAATGATGAAAAATATATTGTTGTTAAAAAGAATTCACAGGATAAATTTTACATATATAAAAAAAAGATAGAAAAAGGTATCATATTTAATAAATATGACTATGAAAAAATTTATAGTATTTCCATCATAGTTAAATATGATAATAGAAATATATTGCCGATATATGATTCTAGAGGATATATTGATGATGATATTGAATACATATATAACGAAGTTATTACCGAATTAAAAGAAAAATTTTCGAATAAAAATATTGACACTGAATATACTATAAAATACAATGTTTAATTTCTAAATTATTTATATAAATGAATTTAATTTTTTTCTTAATTAAAAGTATAGTTGGAATTTATGTATATAAAAATCTACCAATAATATATATGGGTATTGTATTATTATTCTAACTGTCATTTGTCTGATTGTCTGCTGTTTGATTGTATATCATCATCTCATCATGGATGATGATATAAATATAAATATTTTTACTGAATACTTAATTCATGTTCCAAGTGATATTTTGATGTTTTATGTTTTTGGGCATTGGATAATGAATACTCTTTCTTACATATATCACATGTCAATCTTAAATTTGCCCTATTAGTTATTTTTTCTTTGTTTTTTAAATAGTATTGCCTCTTGTATTCTTTATAATTAGGATTTTCCTTTTGATATCTAATAATAGCTTTCTTAATTGGAGTTAATTCAACACTATCTATCATTATTACTATATATATATTAACTATATATTTTTATATAAATTATTTAAACACATTTTTTAACCAATTTTTTTAACATTTTTTCCTGACATTTCCTGGCATTGTTATACTTTTTATATTTTTGTAAAATTTTTTTTACTTTTTTAGAAGGGGACCTAATTACGCTATATGTGTTCTTTTTATATATATTTAATAATAATAATAATAATAATAATAATAATAATAATAATAATAATAATAATAATAAATAAATAAAAAAGTAAAACAGTGCCAGGAATGACAGGACCATGTCAGGAATATATTAGGAAAAAAGTAAAACAGTGCCAGGAATGACAGGTATTCCAGGAATATTTAATAAAAATCCAAAAAAAAAAATTAAAAAAAAAATATTTTTGTAAAAAAGTTTTTTTGGATTTTTTCCGGGATTTCCTGACACCTGTCATATCTGTAGGCTTGTTACTTTTTATTTTATTTATATAAAAATGCCAATAAAACCCTGTCACTTTGTTATCTATTATCTTTTTTATAGTTTATATTTTTTTACACAATTATAAAAAAGTAATGAGTCACCTAAATGACACGTGTATATTTGTATGTCAGGAATAATAAAATGATATTTTAATCCTGTCATTTTGTTATCTATTATCTTTTTTATAGTTTTATAAATATTTACATAATAATAAAAAAGTAATGAGCCACCTAAATGACACGTATATCTTTGTATGTCAGGAATAATAAATTTAAATATATAAATTTTTTAATGCGTCTAAAAAATAAAAAATATTAAAAATATATAGTATATATATAGAAATGAGTCAAAAAAAAATTATTGCAGATTTACAAAAATTAGGTTTAAAAATTGGATCGGTTAATATAACAACCTCATATAATGATTCTGGAGAGCTTAAGAAGAGTCTCTTTTATGGTCATGATTGGCATCAACCATCAATTAATAATAAAATGAATGGTTATTATGTAATAACAGGTAAAGAGAGTAATATTGTTGTGTTAGATTTAGATAACATGGACAATGAACATTGTCAACACTTTAAAACAATCTGTGATTCAGTATGCTCAATGATAGTAAAGACTAGAAAAGGATATCATTATTATTTTCAGTACGATGATGATTTTTCAAATAAAATTCAGGGACGTGATGAAGATGGAAACGTGATATTTGATTTCCAGTCAAACGGTCAACAGATAATATGTCCTCCATCAAAATATATTAATCATGACACTAAAGAACAATATGAATATAAATTAGTTAAATTTGATAATTGTATAAATCCAATGTCAGATGAAGTAAAGGAATATCTAAACAATTTTAAAATGATACCAAAAGAGAAACCCGTAAGCATTTCTAATAAAAAAGTAAAAAAAGTAAAAGAATTACAACCAATAAATGAAATACATGATATAATATATGAAGATAAGATAATTATAAAATTAATTGATGGTTTAGACAGAAATAGATCTATTGAAACTGCTAATTGGTTAACTGCAAGTTATTGTTTTAATAACTCAGGATATGACTTAAAATATTTTGATTATTTCAGTAAATTACATTATCCCAAATACAATGAGAAAGATGTTTCTGACCATTATAAGATACTCAAGATTCGAAAGGACATTGATACAAGATTAACTGTTGCAACATTATGGCAATGGTTAAAAGAAGATAATGAAGATATATTTGGATTATTAAAAAAAGAACTGAATGAAGATTTATACAAAATTGAAATAGGTAAATATGAAATATTTTCACTTGAAAAATTAAATAATCTAGTGAACCAAGATAAAACCAATCTGAAAGATGACTATTATTATACATTAAAATTCACTAAATCCTTTCAATATTTTAATCATTTCTTTGTATGGATGTGTCCACAAGCAACTATATATAAGATTGATGACAATGGACCTCTTCCATATGCTATAAAATCATTTCCTGATTTAAATGTTGAAAAAACAATAAGAAATACAGATAAAAAAGGTAATATAATAACAAAGAAAAAAATTTATAATTTTGTTGATCTATGGATGAATTCTGGATGTATGACTAAAATAGAAAAATTTATATTTAATCCTGATCCATTATATATTGCCAATAAAGATTCAATAAATCTTTTTAATGGATTTCCACTTGATAAAAATAATGATGGCATCTATGACATAACATTGATCCAGGATTATTTAGATCATATAAATAATGTCTGTAATAATGATAAGCAAGTTTATGAATATGTAATAAATTGGATATCACATATATTCCAGAAACCCCATATAAGGACAACAACCACTCTTGTATTATATTCTGATACTCAAGGTGTCGGTAAAAATTTGATATTTGATGTGATTAGCAAAATTTTAGGGAAATATTATTTAAAACTTAAAAGTACAACAGAATTTGCAGCAAACTTCAATTCACATCACCAAAATAAGCTTCTTGGTGTTTGTGATGAAGTAAATGCAAGAGCGAAGGATCTCGCTGATGAGCTTAAAGATGCTATTACAAGAAATACAATGTGGATAACTTATAAAGGAAAAGAATCTTATGAAATAGATGATTATAATAATTATGTTCTTACTACTAATAATGAAGGCGTTCTTAGAGTCCCACAGGGAGATAGAAGATTTATGATTATTGGTTGCAAGGAACAAAAGGTATCAAAGGATCATGTTAGTAAAATACTAAAAATTTTAAATGACGATAAACTGTTACTTAATGTTTTTAATTTCTTTAAGAATAGAGATATTTCAAACTTTAATCCAAAAGATATTATCATGACTTCCTATAAAAAAACACTGATTCTCAATGATTTGCCAGCATATATTAGAATGTTAAAATTTAATGCTGATCAATATAGTGGTATAGAGAGAACTTCTAAACAACTTTACATAGAAAGTATAGAATATGCTAAAAATAATAAATTACCTTCAACATATACAGACCAGAAATGTTATAAGGATTTGCAGATATATTTTAAAGATTATTACAAACGCCTAAATAATCAAAGAGTATATGATTTTCCAGAAAATTTTCATGAAGTAGTAGATGAAGTGATTGCAAGTAAAATTAATTGTAACCAATAGTTAATCTCTTTTTATTTTTAAATATCCATGTGCAGTCTCAAATGAATGCAATAATTTCTTGTGTATATCTATCTTTTCATTTAATGTCATTTTATTATATCTATCGGCATTATCATAAATATTATTTGTCTCTTTAATCTGTCTCAATAATTGATTATTAATAGCTTTTCCAGAATATTTCTTAAATATTTTCTTTATCTTATGTGATAAAGCAGATTTACTCAATCCTTTATCTAAATCTCTATAGTTCACAAGCAAATATATTGGATTCTTGTTGTATTCAGTAAACCATTTATTTAATAATTCTTTTAATCCATCATCAACAATTTCTATATCCAATTGTCCATAATTCTTTGATGTCTTGTATTCTACTATGTGTAATATAAATCTATTATTCATTTTATCCCAATGTAGCCAATTATGATCTAATTTGTTCATATCTTTTTTATAAATCTTTACGTTGGCAAAGTCTAATCTCAACACCCATCCTTCTAAATTTACATACAACCCTATTATTAGTTTATCCTGAATATTCCTAAATGAATCATCTGGTATCCTTTTATAAACTTCACATACATCATCCCAAGATGCCCAATTATTTATATCTTTTTCTAATATCTTATTCTCTCCCCTACGACGATTTGCTAGATCTCTAAACTCATTCATTTTATTATTATATTCTCTCTGTATATCTTCTGGTATTCCTAATTTTTTAGACAACACATTCAATATTACAAAAAGCAGTTTTTTTGTTGATAATCCGATATTTGATTCACTTATAAATGGTATAATATTATCATGGTCTACAATAATATCAACAATATTATTGCTTTCAATACCCAAATTTGTCTTTAGCCATTTAAGTCTATAATAATATGTTTTAATTGTGATTGGACTGACCTTGGCATTGTGTTCTGTCAACACTTTAACAATCTCCTTAAATAATGGATCCATTAATCTCTATATAATATATCACTATATTAAAAATATACTGATAATTAGCATTGATAAGTGACTATAATATGTATATGTTCATATATAATCGCGACGGTTTGTTCAAATAAGATCTTATTTGAACAAACCGTCGCGATTATATATGAACATATGCGTTTATATATGAACATATGCGTTTATTTTTAATATTTTAAAAATATATATAGTATATATAACCATGAGAACAGCAACAGTCTATAAAATATTCAGTGATGAAACAGATAAGATATATATAGGATCAACATCGTTATCATTAGAGAAAAGACTAATACTACATAAAAGCAGCTATAAGAGATATTTAGCAGGAAAACATGAATATGTAAGCTCATTTGAAATAATAAAATTGAATAATGTAGCTATTGAAGAACTAGAATCATTTCCTTTTGAATCAAATAAAGAAACACATAAAAGGGAAAGATGGTATATTGAACTGAATAATGATAAAGTGGTTAACATTCAAATTCCAGGAAAGGATTTAGAAGAATGTTCTGCTGCATATATAGAAGTATATAATAAACTACCAAAAATATGTAATAGTTGTAATATATGTACTTCATTAAAATATATGAGTAAACATAGAAGAACAAACAAACATAAAGAAAATAGAGATAGAATTAAAAAAATGATAATAGACCATGATAAAATACTTAGAGACATTGAAGAGAATATTAAACAAAATGTTTTTTAGTATAAAAAAAAATATAACAAGTTACATATAATTATAAAATTCTTTTTAATTATATATTTTTAAATAAATCATTCCACATATTCTAAAATTTATTTTTGTATAATTCCAATATCTCATTTTCATCTAATCCCAATTTTTCACAAAAAACTTGCAATAATTTATATAATTTATTATCTTTCAAATAATCAATATTTATCTTATCCATGTCATTTTTTTTAGCTAATAATATTTCATTATAATCAATTTTTAATAATTCATCAATACTTGGTTCTGGTATATCATCAAAGCTCCATTTATTTATATGTGTTCCATATTCATCAAAATTATTAACAATAAAAAATTTTTTATCATATACATAATTTGGAATAAACTTTTTTATATAAATCATGACAACCATAAAAAAATTTTCGTATAATTCTTCTTTCAACATATATAATATATATATATATTATTTATTGTGATATCAATTCTGCTGTTAAATAAATACCTTGATATGAACCAATATCTCCAACTAAACCAGGAGAAGCTAAAGCGCAATACAATTGAAATGTTGTTCCTGCTGTAATAGTATCAATCCACTCAATTGAAGCTTGTGAACCTGATGGAACAATACCATATACTACATCGTAAGCAGAACCATTTCTACCAAAAATAAGAGTTGCTTGTCCACCTGAACCTATAAAACATTTACCATTTATCCTATAAACACCTGTAATAGGAAAATAAATTGACCCTGTTCCACCATCCATATTTCCTAAAGTATTATTAAACCCATTAGCATTTGAACTTCTTAATGATGTTATTTTTGTATAAACACCACTACCGATAGCAAATGATGCATGAGCTGTAAGTTGACAAACATAATTATTTATGCTACCAGATTGTCCTGTTGCACCAACTGGACCTGTTGCACCAATTAAACCTATTGGTCCGGGTGATCCTGTTGCTCCAGTTGCACCAACTGGACCAGTATTACCAATATCATTCACATTTCTACCATTTATTTCAACAACATTTATTGATGGATAAGGTTTTGTTAAATCAATAATATGTCCTAAACTTCCCATATATATTAATTAAAGAAATTAATCTGGCAAGAAGATGATCCTAAATTTGTAACTACAGACCCTGTAAAATTCGAAAAATATTTTCTATTTAAATATAATGTACCATTTGGATCTATTGCATAACAACCAAAATCTTGTGTTCCATCATCATCTACTGCAACAAGACCATGTTTTAACGCTAATGGTCTTAAAGATGCTGGAATTTGATTAGAAGATGTTAAAATAGATGCAGCACCACCACCCCTAAACCATGTTTTTTGTGGTATATCTATAGTTATGTTATTTAGTGTTTTTATATAATCGACTGTTATACTAGTAGGCTCTGTTTGTAATATAGATCCAGTCATATTCATAACAAATGAACCTATTTCAGATCCTGGAACTTGACCATTTATTTTAACAACATTTATTGATGGATAAGGTTTTGTGTAATCTATTATATGACCTAAACTTCCCATATATAATATATATATATATATATTTATTAACTATATTTATATAATGGATCCTCTGATGTTAGCTTTAGTGATCGGTGTTATAACACTTGTTGTAGAAAGGATAGCAAAAACTGTAAAGAAATATTCACATATAAGATCAAGTTGTTGTGGTAATGAAATAGAAATGGATAATGAATAAATATATATATATATATTATATATGGGAAGTTTAGGACACATCATTGATTATACAAAACCTTATCCATCAATAAATGTTGTGCAAATAAATGGTAAAGATGTAGATAATTTAGGTAGCACAGGATCAACAGGTCCAACAGGACCTTCTGGTGGTCCAATTGGTCCAACTGGTCCAACTGGGTCAACTGGTTTGATTGGACCAACAGGTGTAACAGGACCATCAGGAGTATTGACTGGAAGTGTTTCAGAATTAAATATAACAGGAACTCCTGCCAATATAAATGCAGTAAATTCATATTTAAACATAAATACAGCAAGTGGTAATATAAATTTAAAATCTCCAGTTGTATTTAAAAATACATATACATCAATTTCCACAACGTCAACTCTTGACGGATATTCTTCTGGCTCATTTTTAATACAATTTGAGGGTTTGCCAATAACAATATCGGTTGTATATAATGTAAAATATACAAGAATTGGTAATCTCGTAACTTTATATTTTCCGGATATGCAATTTGATAAATCTGGTGGTTCTGCTGGATTTTTAGCTTCAACACTAGCAATACCTCTAGATTTGAGACCAGTAACACCATGTGGTCAATTGACACCAGTTGTAGATCAACCAACAGTTTTAAATTATGATTATGGTAGAATATCATACCATACCGGAACAGGTAAAATCTTGATCACTAAATATGGAGATACCTCTTTTTCAGTTGGTACAGAATCAGCAGATTTGATATTGATTAGTGCTTGTTCATTGACATATATACTTTAATAATAATTATTAATATATTTTAAAATAAATACATTATTAATACATTTTTAATAAATTTAATCAAGTAATTCTCTTAGTTCAGCTCTAGTCATTTTAGCACCACCTTTTTTTCTTCTTCCAGCTCCGAGTTTGTCAGCAATATCAGATGCAAGCTTTAAACCGACTTTTGCACCTGGATATGGAGCAATATCAGAAGCAACATTTAATCCTTTAGAAACTAATTTATTATCTTTAACAAATTTTCCTAAAAATTTTGCCATTTTACCAAATTCAGATAGGAAAGATCCACCAAATTTCTGACCATTTAATTCATCTGCAGGAATTCCCTCTTGTTGTCCAGCAAGCAACACATCATTTTCAGAAAGGATTCCTTGATAAAGTGTAACATTATTATCATTGATAACCATTGCACCACTTGAAATTGCAATAACATACAATGAAGGTTTTAATCCTGTAGTAGTTGATAAATTTCTAGCAGTAACTGTTATCTGGAATGTACTTTTATTTTTAACTCCATTAGTAACACTATCATTAAATCCAATATCTTTGGCTGGATTAATAGCAATAATAGATCCTATACCAGAAATCAATTTAGAAGTTCCTCCAGATCCTCCAGATCCACCAGTTATAGTTCTATTCACACCTCTCCATTGTTCATATGGAATATTTACACCATTAGATACAGACATCATATATAATTCTTCAGGTGAAGCATTTGAAAAGATACCACTGACATTGTTATATTCAACACTTATATTATCAATAGCAGCAAAAGTATCAGTTGTGAATGCTGTTGAAGTAGAATTTGTTCTTCTAACAAATACATAAATCATTTCCGGAACACTATTAAATTGTATATTTTGACTAACAATTGGGAATGATGGTGATCCTGCAGCATAGGTTGTAGTTTCATCAACATTATATTTATCAATATTGCTATAATTATAAACTAAAGTTCTTGGAATTTGCGCTAATTGTTTTACTGTAATAAATCTCATATATAAGATTGGTGCGGCACTAATTTGAACAGAAACAGTTGCAGGAACAATTGAATTAATTCTTGACCAGGCTCTTGATAGATCAGCTTTCAAATTAAAAACAAAGTTCATTTGGTTTATTCCCATAATACCAGTATCTTCTTCA